AGGGATGCCCCGATGGTGAGTCCGAGGGCGAGAAGTTCCTTCGTGATTCTGCGTATCATTCCTAGTTCCGTCTACGCAGGACTGCTGTTGCTGCTCCCATTGTATTCGCAACCGCTACCAGCGTCACCCGTTCGGCAACGCTGATCGTTTGACCGACCATCTTGTAAGACGACCAGAGGCCTGAGAACACGTTCACGTTCTCCTCGAACGCCTTCTTCACTTCGTCGGGTGCTTCGTCAAGGGCTTGGATGATGAGGGCAGCCTGGTCTTCTGTGACGGATTCCTCGTCCAGTCTGGCGAATAGAACCTCGGCTTCGGTGGTTGAGAGGGATTCCACGACGGAAGGATTGATGGCTTGTTGGAGAATCTGCTGATTGCTCATGCTCGGCTGGATCGGTGGCAAGGTCGTCGTCGTATCTATGACGACGGTCGTCGAGCTGCTCGTCGTGTCAGCGATGCTCGTTGTGGGGATGCTGGTTTGAGCGACCGTCGTCTGAGGGATGGTCGTTGACGGTTCAGGCTGGGTAGTCTGAGGGGGTAGCGTTGTTTCTAGAGGAGGCTGAGATGTCGTTGTGGTGGTTGCTACTTCCGTTGTTGTGGTTGCTGGAGGCACCCAAACAGGTAGTGGTTCTAGGAATACTGACGTGGTTGTATTGGCGACTGTTGAAGTCGTCGAGGAGGGGTTTGTAGATGTGGTGGATTCTGAGTTTGGTTCTTGGGGTTGGTTTGTTTGTGGTTGCTGGTCTTGTTGGATCGTTGTTGATGATTGAGTTGCGTTTGCTTCTGGATATGAAGACGAAGGACTAGTTGTTGTCGGTTCGCTCGTTGATGTTTCCTGAGGCGTCGTAGAAGTACTGCTCGTGGCAGGGACAGTCGTTTCGGGGACAGTAGTAGTAGAGTTCGTCGTCGACGGTGTGGATTCCGTTGTATATGCCCATGCTGGAACTATCTCCCAATACCCGTCATCAATCTTCCAAGCCAGCATAAAGCATGTGCCGCCACCAGCCTCATAGAACCAGCCGTCCAACGCATACTCGCCAGGCATAACGGACAGCGTTATGGTCTGCGACCATGAGCAACCCTTCTCATTCCACGTACCGAACTCCTGCCCAGCGATACTCATAACCCCACCGTCATCAGCGGCCACCATGAACTCAATCGACTCATGCTCAGGAATCTGAATGAACCCCTGATAATGCAACATCACCCAATCAGCACGACACCCACCAACCGACCCTCCACCCCACGACTGATTGATATTTGACTCAACATAGATGTTGCACACCGGATACGTCTCATCATCCCTCACCGGATACGACGGAGGAATCTCATAGGCCGTGACGATCAGGCCAGGTAGTACCTCAGCTTGAGCAGACTGAGGAAAGAATGCGAAGACTAGTGCTGGGAGTGTTAGGAGCCAACGACTTGCTCGACCCACTCGCCTTCTGCTTCGTCCCAATACCAGAACCCTTCACTTGGGCAGGGCACAGGAGCGACCCAATCATAGTTCTCATCCAATGACCAAGACGGAAACGGCTGAGGTGCAATAAACACATCGTTCTCGGCGTCATAGGCGTAACCCACACCCGCATACTGTTTGCGGATTCGATTGTTGTATGACGTCTGAATCCATGTTCCGCCAAGACCAAGATCGTTCGCCAAGAAATCATGCCCACGATGTTCCTGTTCGTCTGGGACAACCAGCACTCGAACGACAATATTTGTTGCATCTATTTCAGCGAAGTGAGCCATGATGTTCCTTATGATACCGTGACCGTCACGCTACCAGTTGAAGTGAATGTGTGAATGGTGTAGTCACCCGACGTCGAGATCGTGCCACCAGAAATCTGTATCCCAGGATTGTTCTTAGTGATGTAGCGAAAGACAACAATTCCCGATCCACCTGCACCGCCGACATAACTGTCAGAGCCTCCCCCGCCACCGCTGCCTGTGTTGGCTGTTCCGGCATCACCGTTTCCAGCACCATTTGCGCCTTTACCAGCACCGCCTCCGCCGCTTCCGCCGACATTCCCATTGATGCTTTCGCTCGTAGAACCACCACCCCCGCCACCACCAGCGCGAGTCACCGAAGCACCTGTGATTGACGAAGCAACACCATTCCCGCCAGAACCAGCGAAACCACCACCACCAGTATTTCCAGCAGCACCAGCACCACCGCCACCACCAGACCAGTTCACAGCACCAGCACCACCGTCATAGCCCTGACCAGTAGTTCCAGCACCAGCAGCACCACCAGCAGCATTCGTAGCACCAGCACCACCACCAGCACCACCAGCACCACCAGCTTGAGCAGATGCAGACAAACCGCCTCGACCACCACCCGATGAAGTCAGGCCAGCGAAACTACTATCGCTACCCACCGTGTTGCTCGCGCCACCAGCACCCACCACAACCGTATATGTACCAGCACCAATACTAAGTGCTGAACGATTCTCAAGAGTTCCGCCACGCCCAGTTGATTCACCAATCACAGAAGACCTGTAGCCACCAGCACCACCACCCCCAGATGACTTGCCGCCACCATTCCAATAACCGCCGCCACCTCCACCAGCAATGATTAGATATTCAATGTCAACAGACTTCGTAGCCGGATTCGCATTCCGAACATACTGACCGACCCTGGTTCGACCGCCACGCATCAGCCAACCGTCACAGTCGTTGAACCCGTCGAAGTGAACGTGTGGATTGTGTACGCCCCCGATGTTGTTACTGAACCACCGCTGATCGTCATATTGGCATTGGAAGCATCAGCTGTTCGGTATCGAATGATGACGACGCCTGAACCGCCAGCACCTCCAGCAACATTGTTCCCACCACCACCACCACCGCCACCAGTGTTCGCTGAACCATCGCCACCCACAACACCGCCAGTCCCACCAGCACCGCCACCACCAGCACCTCCAGCACCACCACCAATGAGGTATCCACCAGAACCACCACCACCAGCACGAGTCACCGAAGCACCAGTAATCGAAGACGCAACACCAGCACCGCCAGCGAAACCAGCACCAGAAGAACCTGTGCCACCAGCAGCCCCAGCACCACCACCACCACCACCCGCATAATCCTCGCCACCGCCAGCACCAGCACCACCGTCATAGCCCTGACCAGTAGTTCCAGCACCACCAGCACCAGCGGTCGGATAGCCAGAACCACCACCGCCAGAACCACCCGAACCACCAGCAGTAGTCGGCTTACCGATAGCTGGGCCAAGACCCAAGGCACCGAAACCGCCACCACTTGATGTGATTGCAATCAAAGAAGAATTAGAACCAGTTGAACCGCTGAATCCGCTGGCTCCACCAGCACCACCAGCACCAACCACAACCGTATACGAACCAGCAGACATTGAAATCACACTTTCCGCTGATGCCCCTCGACCAGAAGATTCCCCAACAACCGACGACCTATAACCGCCAGCACCACCACCGCCACCACGACCACCACCAGCACCACCACCGCCAGCCACAATGAGATATTCAACTGTGATGGATGGGTTCATCCAGTTCTTCACATACTGGCCAACCCGTGAACGCTGATCCCAACGTATCGTCATTGGAACCTACGCCGTGATCTGATTTACAAACCCGTGAACAACGATGACGTTCGTAGTTGCAGCAAACGCTCGAACCACAAGAGCAGTCGCATTGCCCTTGATCAGAAGACCTGGCGCAATCAACACCAAACCAGACTCAGCAGCAATCGTCTGCTCAATGTTCCCATTCGGTGCAGTTGTCTCACCCCACTCAATCGTCAACTTCACGGCAGATGCGCTGGTGTTGACTGCGTACAGCCAAACCTCATCAAGGGTGGTTGCGGTTGTTGAACCGGTGTGGATCGTTGTTCCAGCGGTAGCGGTAGCAGCAACGAGAATACCTTTGCCGTCAGTCGAACCGCTGAGAATTGTTTTAGTGAATGTTGCCATTGTCAGCTCCTAACTGAATACCTGTACTTGGAGAACATCCGCACCAGAAGAGAACTCCTGCCACGCTGAACCCGTATAGAAATACAACTTGTTGTCTGCGTCAATGTAGCAGAACATTCCTTCAGCCAGAGTTGGTTCTCCAGACCCACCGAATGCTGCGTCACGAGCGGAAGTCGTGGCGAATCGCATGATGGTTTGATCCTGGAGGTATGCGTTGACGTTCGCTGCTGTGACCGTCTCTCCACTAACCCAAAGTTTTGCGCCTGCACCAGCCATGTCGTCAGTCTAGCCTATCCCTATTGCAGGCCTACGGTGGAGTCGTCAAGGGTGGACACGTTCAAGATGAACGGGGTGAGGACATCAATCTGTCCGAGGCGCAGTCGAATGTCGTGGCGAGATGGGGTGACGACATGTTGGATGCCTTCGACCACGACGTTTTTGGTGACGCTGGAAGGACTGCCAGTAGCGAATGTTTTTGTTACGGTCAGCACATCGCCGATCTCCAGCGCGGCCATTGTTTCGGTATGTGCATCGTTCAATGGGTTGACCAGAATGCTGACCTCATCAAATCGAACCTCAGGGTTTTGGTAGGTGTTGAGTAGGGCTGAGGCGAGGGCTGAGCCTGCTGCGTCATCGACAAGTGGGATGTCGGTAAGGGAGAAGTTTTTGATTCCGTACTCTGATTGTGATGCGGTGCCAGCTGCGATGCTGGATGCGGTGCCACCTGAGATTTGTACGGAGACTCGGTTGAGGACGGTTTCGGCACCATAGACGTTGGAGAGGGCTTGGATGGGGATGGAGGTGACAGCGGTGCCTCCGAGGTTGGCGACTGCTGTGGCGAAGGTGTTGGTGATGCGGGCATCGAACTCGACTTGGCCGAGGCGGTTTGCGAATAGTCTGCCGTTCTCTGCGAGCTGTACGGCTTGGAGTGCTTGAAGGACGTTGGTTTGGTCTTCGTATGCGAAGGTGCCGCAGGTGGCTACACCGGTGTCAATGTCTCGGAGAGCGGTTGACCAGGCGACTTCGCTGCGGTCAAGGATGGCGGAGACGCGGGCTGAGGTGAGTTGGCTGGATGGGTTGAAGGCGTTGAGGTTGGTTTGTCCGAGTTGTGCGAGGGCGTCGACTGCGAGGATGGTGGCGGTGGACAGGTTCGGTTCGTCGTATTCGATGTTGAGGTCATAGACGTAGCCTTTGTAGAGGGCTGCGGTTCCGGCTGAGCCTCCGTAGACTTCGATTGCTCGGCGTGGTGCGATGCCGAGGTTGCCTTCGTACCAGGGGGAGGCGGTGTTGAGGGGATCGAATTGGCGTCCTGATGCTCGGTCGTCGGCGATGATGGAGAGGGTGCCTGGGTTGAAGGTGTCGAGTTGGCTGGTTCGACCTCGGTTGATGTTGATGGATTGGACGTATTCGGTGATGTCTACGAAGTCGGTTGATCCGTCTAGGACATCGGTGCCGTCAAGGAGTGAGGAGTCAAGGGTGAATGCGTCCGTGATGAAGCCAACATCGAGAAGCACCTTGAATGTTTCCCCCCAGTTCAGCGTCTTGGGCATCGGCTACCTTCCGAACAATGCGCCGGTCGAACCGTTTGAGAACTGAATACCTGACACAGTTGCATACTGGCGCAGATACTCAGCAATCTCAGCCCCCACTTCCTGACCCGACGCACCCAACCCAGCGTTCACCGTCACCGCAACCGTCGGTGCCGCAACAATCCCGGCTTGTGCTGCTGTTTGAGTCTGCTGGATTGAAGCAAGCTCAGACGCAAACGGGTTCGGCACACCAGCAGAAATCTTCGGGAATTGCTTAGCCAAATCCAACTGCACACGAAGCGACTCATTGTATGCATCCAACGCCTCACGCTGAGCATCGATAGCCTCAGCCACACGCTTCGTCATATCGGCCTCACGTTCCTTCGCATCAGCCAAATCAGAAGCCAACTCCTCATAGATAGCCGACCCAGGGATCGCACCAGATACCTGCTCATTCAAGAATCGTTGAGCCTCACCCAAATCCTTCGTCGCCTCATACTGGGCATCCGTCGCATCAGTCACAGCCAACTTTGCCTCAGCCAAACGAATCTCAGCCTCACGAATCTTCTGAGGATTTGACTCAGGATCAGCGCGAACCTCAGCCAACTCCTTCTCCGCATCCTTCACAGCAAACACAGCCTGTTCAACCCTGAACCCCGATCGAGCCACATCACGCTGAGCCGCATCCAACTTCCGTTGAGCATCCTTAGCCTGCTGCGAATCCGCACCATACCCAGCCACAGCCTGATTGAACGCAGCCTGAGCCTTCTCACGCTCCGAAGTCGCATCAGCCAACGACTTCTGCGAATCAGCCACAGACTCCCCAGCCGACTTCAACCGCTTCGACGCAGCCGTCGACTTATCGATAGCCTCGGTCAACATCTTCAACTTCTCAGCCGCAGTCTTCACGGTCTTAGCCACACCGCCCTTGCCGCCACCACCACCACCCTCACCGAATGTGTCAATGGTTGCCTCACCGGTTGCGTTCAGCTGACGCTCAGCCCGATCAGCCGTCGTCACCTCACGCTTGTAGTGGTTGATGCCGACAGCCAACGAGTCGAACGCTGAGCGAAGGGCATCGGTGTCAATGACTTCTTTTGTGGCGGCAGCGAACGACTTGACCGCACCAACGACATCGCCCCTGAGAAGTTGGAACTGTGCTTTCGTTACGTTGAACGCGCGAGCCGTCACATTGACAAACTCTGCGACGCCGATTGTGATTGCCCTGAACGCACCGATCAGAGCAGGCGCACTCTTCCCAGACTCATATACCAACTGCTGAAAGGCGGCCACCAGCCCCTTCTCCCCAAGAACTGTTGTGATGCGCTGAACCGCAGGCACAACATTCGTCACAATGAAGTCAGAGAACTGTTGCAGATATGGCAACAAGGCCGCCCCAACCGTCTCAACAATCTCACCAAACTGGCCTTGAAGAATCTTCAACTGACCTTGGAACGTGCCAGCAGCAGTCTTCGCAGCACCACCAAACTGCTCGTTCAGGTCACGAAGAACCTGATTGAAATCCTTGGACTTCTTTGTGTTCTCATCAATCGGAATACCGAGCCTGGTGAGCGCGGTGAACTGCCCATTCGCACCTCTAGCCAACGCAATACTGACGCTGTTCAAGTCCTTGCCTGTAGCAGTACTGATGTCCATTGCAGTTGACAAGAGGTTCTGTGCCTTGGTCAGGTCGCCAGTACCACGAACAAGAATCGAAAGAGCATCACGAAGGTCGGTATCCGAGATACCGGTCAACGCCTGCTGCTCAGCGATCAACCGCTCAGTCGAAGCAATCAACGCATCCGAAGCACCAACCGTCTTCTGCAACTGATCGGCCAACAACGCCTGGCTCTTCTGATCCTCAGCCGCAGCCTGCGTCGCCTTATACAACGCACCAGCAACCCCAACTACCGCAGCCGACACCCCAGCCGTCGCAACCGCAGCCCCCGTGAACATATCCTTGAATGAACGGCTAACGACCGTCCCACTATTGCCAACCCCAGCCAGCCCGTTGTTGAGCTTCTTGAACCCATCGAGAGCCTTGTCGGTATCAGAGACGAACCGAACAACGAATGTACGCGCACCAGCCACGCGCCGATTCTACTTCAACTGCGAATACAGGCTTTCCCACTCAGCAAGCATCACCCGATACAACTCCTTGCCCTCCAACCCAGCCCAACACGACACATCAGCAGAAGCCCACCAACCCTCCGACAACATCTCTGCACCAGCCCGAACCTTTCGAGGATTCCTAGCCTGACGCACCACAGGTCGAGACGAATGAACATCATCCCAATCAAACAACGTATCAAGCAGAACACCCGAACTTTCATGAAACTCAAACGGTGCATCAGGCGCATGCTGAGGCAGATAGAACAGTCGGGCAGGGTCTTTCGTTTGTGGGTCGGCAGGCAGATTGAGACGCTCAACCATCTCCAACCACACCGCCCGCCACAACCCAGCAGGCACACGCTCAGCCAACGGCAGAACCAAGTGATAGTGCGGATCATCCAACCGATGCGAATAAGTCGAATACGCAAACCACTCCAACCCATCCAGCCGAGCCGACTCAAACGACGAACCATCCAAGTCCACCACCAGCGACTCCACAAACCGAACATTCCTGTTCCCGCGAGTCGTGTTCTCGTAATAGGTGACAGGCGACCACAACGCCCCAGCCGACTTCACCTCATTCTCCTCATGGAACGACAGCAACTCTTTGAGCTGCGACCAGGACGACGCCAACGGCTGAGGCTGAACCGCCTTCACCGAACTAAACCAAACCGCCATACCCACCCCTCCTCCACCCCACCCTAGCCAACCGGCAGGAGAAGTCAACTAATCGGCGAGAGTCTTGAGAACCCTGTCTATCGCAGCCAGATAGTCCTGGGCGATCTTGTCCTTCATCTTGCGAACGGTAGGCCAGAAGAAGTAGCCCGATCTGCCTCGATGCCTCAAGAATTGGCGGGTCGTGGGTCGAGCCTGTCCACCGAACTCGGCACCGAAGAACACGTCCCCCCGAGTCACCTTGCGTTTCCTTGTCCGATTCGGTCGAGACTCGGACACAAAGTTTGAGGATTGTGACAATTTGACAGTAGGAATCCTGTCGTTATACGCCTTCATCCCCTTCATCACCTCCATAGCCTGGCGATTACGGGTCACGGTAGATGCCTCAACCTTGGCCTCATCCACAATCTGTTGGGCTACGCCTCGAGCCGCCTCGCGCATGTGGGAGTTGAATCGATCATCCATCTTGGCGGCCTTGCGGAGGAAGTCGGCAAGACCATCAATGAGAACAGCGGGTTTCCCAGCTTGGGGTGCGATGGCGACACGCGAAGCACGACCAAGTGGAACACCGTAGAACGCCATGTTCCGAGATTACCTGTTCATGTGGACGGCTCTCCATCGGAGATAGCCGACCATCGTGTACAGCATTCTGGGTGATTCAGCCAGCAACACCGACGGAGCGATACCTGTCTCGCAAGACAGATATGCGATCAGCCAATGGGCTGACTGCTCTCCAAAGGGGCGATCACGGCTTGCGCTGCATCTCCCAAAGTCATCGCCTCTTGCTCGTTGCACCAGGAGTCGAAGTCCAACCCTGTCTTCTTGGTGCGATGCTCAGCATGCCAAGCGAGGAACGCGAGATCGGTGAGCGACAAACCATCCTCGAACTTCGCCACACTCTTGCTGAACTTCTGCTCGTAGGCGATGAAGTCTGGGAATGTGGCGATGACGATTCGGGTTGAGCCGTCGGATGCGCTGACCACTTCAAGTGGCAGTTTCATTTGTTACCTCCGCAGGTAAGGGTTGTGATGAAAGTTATGCGCCGGTGCCGGTCTTGGTGACGTTGCCGTCGATTGGCCAGGTGATGCTGGCGGTGGCGAGTTCGCCGACTGCGCCCGCGACTGGCGTCCACGAAACGGGAAGCACGTTGAAGGCGTAGCTCGGATTTGCTGAGGATGCTGCACCCGTGCCGTTCGGCTTGACGGTCATCGCAACTGCGGTGCCGTTTGCGAACGCATCGTAGAACAACTTCTCGATGGTTGGGTAGTCCTGGTGCAGGTCAATCGTGACCGAGTGATCCTTGAGGCCTTGGATGCGGGTGACTGCACCCGACGAACCGAAGTTTGTGGTTGCGATTTCCGCTGCGGTCAGGTTGAGGGTGACTGCTGCGACATACGAAGTGATGTCCGTGTTCGCGGTGCCGAAGGTGACGGCCACGTTTGTCAGAACTTGCTTTGCCATTGTTTGTGACTCCTGCCTTCCGGCACTAGAGGGGTTGGATTACAAACCCCAACACTACACCCCAACGCTTCACCCTCTCAAGGGTTAGGCGTACACAACCACCCTAAAGTCCACCATCAGGTAAGTCGTATCGTTCCCATCCATCGTCGAGATGTTTGAGGCTGTTTCGACGATGAGGTTCTGTACGACACCGCCGAGCGACTTGTCAGCCTCGATCGCAGCCCGAACCGAAGTCGCACCCTCATAGGACAGATAGCCGTCCAAGGCGTTCTGAGCTGAGCGTTCCGCAGCGCGACCCACCACAACCGACACCGTGAACGTATGAATAACCAGACCCCCGCCCATCGCACCGTTGTAGGTGATGGATTCCAGCATCGGCCAAGCGAACGGGGCATTGATATTGTCCGGTTGCTGAGCATATGCACGAAGCCCAGGGATGGTCGCCAGACGAGTCTGGAGGCCTTCTTTGATTTGAGTGACGGTGGTTGCTGCGCTCACGCAAACATCCGCATTCGTCGATACGGTTCGACGAGCTGCGCGACATCAGGGTCAAGGAAGCGTGACACACGGATCGCACCGATGTCACCGAACCCAGCCACCCCGAGTGGCGAGTCGTAACGCTTGAAGATTCGTGACGCCTGAATGATCGTCGCCTGCGTCACCGTCGAAGGAACCGAAGGCCAACCGAATGTGGCGGTCACTTTCACCAACGCCTGCTCACCGTAGTTCGCATTCAAGGTGGGGAACAGATAGTCGCCGACAGCACGGATGCGGTCGTATGGCCAAGTCAAACCATCCAGCACACCGTTCAACGGTTCCAGCTGATAGTCGGTCGTCGTCCAAGTGATGTCAAACACACCGTCACCAAGGCTTGAGGTTTGTAGCGTGATCGCTGTACCGGATACGTCGTCAATCGAGCAGGTGAATTCCGACTCAGCCGTGAAGATACGGGCAGTCGCAGACCCCACAGACCAGAACTGGCGATTGCAATACCCGTCAATCAAACGGCTCGCAGCCTCAGCACAGTTATCAATCAGGTCATCGTCAAGCGTGTCGGCTGTGCCGATACGGAGCGCAGCCTTGATCTGATTGCGTGTGGCGTAGCCGTTCGTGATTGTCACGGTTCTATGTTACTCCAAGATAATCGGCGGGAAATCCATGCCAGGCGCAACCTCATACTGTTTCAACAATTCACGCATCACCCGCACATCTGACTCGCCTTTCGGGTTTGGCGAATAGGACATTGCCTCAGGATGACGAACATGGATGAATCGAACCTGCTCATCAAACTCAATACGCAATCCAGCCTTCTTGAACTCGAACCAGTTGATCCAGTCTGCATACGGTGTTCTGCGCGGTGGGAACCTGAGGGCTATTTCTCGTTTCAGAACAGGCATCCCAGACATTGGATTCCAATCAATGTCAAAGATGCGTTCGTAGCCTTGCGGGTCGGCCTTGAATTGGCGTCCGTCTGATAGGACTCCGGCAATGGAAATCACATCACAGTCACGGTCAAGGTTCGCCAAGCCGTCTGGTTTCATAATCATATCTATCCCCAATGGGACGATCCATTTAGATTCAGAAGCGACAGCCGCGTCATAGCAACCATCCCAGAACAATTCTTTCGTTTCAATGTTCCTGATGAACGAAGGCACATTCAGGGGAACTAACGAGGCGACAATCACCTCATCTGGTTGAGGACTCATGGCCTCAATCATTTCGCTGTAGGTTTGACCGAACTTCTCCCAGTATTCAATCGAGCAAGAATGAAGAAGACAGAAACTCATTTATCCCATCCCAGTTCGCATCGACGTTCCAGCGACCATTCCTCAAACATTGGGTAAAGGTCACCATTCCAGCGTCGAAGGTAAAGTTCCTGATTCGCCTGGAAAGATTTGGCGTTGGCCTCAGCTAGAGACGGGTCAGAGGCGATAGTCGAAGAGTTGTTGTGATTGACTTTTGCTGACGAGTGAACGACAGGGATTCCGTGTGCTTGCGCTCGACGCTCGAAGTCATTGTCCTCAAAGTAGGCGGGATGAAAGTTCTCGCAGAACAGACCAATCTTGGCGACCACGTTGCGTCCGACATGAGCGCACGACCAGCCTGGATGACCAGCAAGCGTGATCGTGTCTGGACTGCATTCACCGTGAAACTGCTTGAGCGCACCAGGCTCAAACCAGGCATCCGAGTTCAGGAGCAACCAACCGTCCTTGCTGTAAGGGGTGGCCTTTATGCTCAAGTTCCATGAGGTTGCGACACCCAGATTGCTGGGCATTGACCAGATTCGGTAGTCGTCAATTTGGCGATGATCGACCAGCCAGGGGCAACCCCACATGCTTGCCTGTCCACCATTGTCAATGATGATGAGGGTGTCTACGGGGTAGTCGATAGATGCCAGGCATCGTTCAAGCAGGTCATATCGGTTTAGGACTGGGATGACGATGACCGGCACCATGCCGACAACTCCTTCATGATTGGCTTCCAATGAGCCTCATAGACGCGATCTGCGGAGTATTGGCTAGCAAACTCCACAGCGGCCTTATCCGCCCCTCTGGGAGCCTCGTAGGAGGCTCTCAGGGCATCCACAATGGACGGTACCTGTGGGGTGCAGAACCAGGCTTTCTGTGCCGCATCCCAGAACGGCTGCGTCTCCACCTTCCAACCCGACCCAACCAGCTCCGGCTGGGCGGTGTAATCCGACACAATCACCCGAGTCCCACACGCCTGAGCCTCAACCACAGGAATCCCAAACCCCTCACCCATCGAGCAAGCCAACAACACATCAGCAGCCGAATAGATGGCAGCCAACGCACCCTGCGGGACACTCATCCGATAGGCGTACTGGTCGATGATCTTGTATTGCTCAGGCTTCAACCCGCAAGCCTCCAACAGATGCATCAGGTTGATTCCACCCATCGAACCCATCGACTCGGTGTGCAGATAGAGAATCGCATCGGGTCGGGTTTGGGCGAAGATGGCGAACGCCAGAATGTTCTCAGCGAATGACTTGCGTGACGGGTTCACACCCTTGTTCGCAGAGTTCATCATCACCACAAACTTGTCCTCGGGAATACCCATGATCTGCCGACCAGTCAACTCCTGCTGACCGTTGCTCCACTTGGCCGTAGGCTTGAACACATCCTCAATGCCGTGAGGCGCATACAAGCACTCAACGTCCTGAGCCTCCAACATTCGTTTCCCGAACTGCGACATCGCAATCGGCTTCACGTTCTTACGCTGACAGAACGCCACCACCTCAGGCGGGCAAGGCGCATGATCGATCGGTACCCACGACGCGATGTTCGGGATGATGTCAAGCGACGTGGACTTCAACACCCACACATCGAACAAGGTCATCAGCATCGGTGGCAGGTTCTTGTTGCCGTTTGACCAGTCCATCCAATGCGCTGTCACCACATCATCCGAATACGGTGCCATCCCTCGCGGGTACATCTTGATTCCATTCCACATTGACGGCACCGCCTCGATGCCATACATGGCGTGGATCGCTACTTCGTTCCCTTCTTGGATGAGCCTCGGGACGAGCTGCGCGGTTTGGGTTCCGTAGCCGGTCGGGGCGAACGGGGCGTTCGAGTAGAAGAGGATTCGTAACGATTCGGAAGAGGCTGGTCGGCTACTTCCGGCAAGTGCGCTACGCCCCGACGCAGCAGCAATTCCGCTTCCAGGTC